TCTTTAAGGGTTATGGTTAGTTCCTTCGCAATGAGTAACCCTCTAGCCTCACCACAAAGTCTTTTGTATTCGTCAAAACTCTCCACCTTTCCTTGGCAGAGTGCTGAGTTTCTTAGTTCTACTTCATCGTTGATTTGCTGTATCAACCATTCTATAGCGTTCATTAGTCACCTTTTGTCGGTTTGTTTTTAGCTTGTGCTTCTAGTGTAGCCGCCGTTTTAAGTGCGTCCACAGCTAACTTAGCGTTGTTGTTACGTTTCTGTTCAGTTATCTGTGCAGCTGTTTTTAATCCATCAATTTTAAGTCTAGCGGCTTCACCGTCCCGTTTTGCAGTTACTTCAGCAGCTGCTTTTAAGGCGTTTAGTTTTTGTTGCTGCTGCGCTGTGCGTTCTTGCGCTGCGATACGCTCGCGTTCTACCTGAAGCTGTTGAGCTTTTAACTGGATGTCCGCTTGGTCTTTCTGCGCTTTACGTTGTTGCTCTTGTGCTTTTAATTGCAACTCTTGCATCTGCATTTGAACTAATGGGTCTTGCATTTGCTGTTGGGCTTGCTGCTGTGCTACTTGTGCTTGATTTTGCTGCAGTAGTTGTTGAGCCGCCTGAGCTAACACCGGCGCTAATTGGGCTTCTACTTCTGGGTCCATATGCATATCTTCACCGGACTCATCTTTTTGAGGTGGCAATGCAAAACCTAACTGCTGTTCAATCTGTTTACGGTACTCAAACCCTAAATGCTCTGCAATGTGTGCCTGAGCCGCCGCTGCGATTTGAGGTGCTGCTGGATTACCTTGGAGAAGTTGTTGAATTTTAGGGTCTTGCATCGCTGCCATATGCACCTGAATATGCGCTTGATGGTCTTGATTTAAGAACGCTTTGGCGGGCTTCATAGCCAAGATATTTTGGTTCTCCGTAATCGGATCGACCGGCTTCATATCCTCAGCCATTGGCACTAACTTATGGGCATCCTTAATACCCAGTACATCTAACATCTGGCGATGTAATAATGGCAAGTTATAGATTTGAGGTGACTGTTGAGCCAACTGCAAGACCGCTTGGTACTGTACGATCTTCTGTGCCATTGTTGAGGCGTTAGGATCAGAGACAGGGATGACATCCACCATCTCATAATCAGAGCGTCTTGCCCGACGTGTGCCTGTATCTGGCTCATAGTTATAATCTTCAGGAGCGTAAGCAGCAATAATCCCCTTTAACAATACTAATTCTTGCTTAAAGCTATAGTGGATACGTGCCTGTACCGCACTCATCACCTTCAGAGTACGCTCTAAAATAGCCAGCGTTGTACCAACCGGTGCTTGGCTCGACATATCAGAGATTTGTAGGTCTGCTGCATTAGCAAACCGTCTGCCTTCATCAATAATTTGATTGAGCAGTGCCATTAATACCTGACTAGGCTCTTTATAGGGTAACGGGATGATGTTATCCCGCATTGCCCCACTTGGTACATCTACATCTCGCCATTCGCCCGGTGAGATCGGTGTGTCATCACCTTTAATCCGCATTCCTCTAGCTTTGAAGCCACCAGGGAGATTAGATAGTGTACCTGCGTCCACAAGCTGTCTGATAAGAGAAGTACCAGATTTAGCAAAAGCGCCAACGAGATGAATAAGCCCGAAGCAATAAAACCCAAACCCAGGCACATAGCCGTAGTGAACGAAATGTTGACGTTTTTGATAGCTTTTGTCATCTTCTTCCCAGTTTCTACGGATTGAAAGGATTGTATTACTACCTTTTTCTAGGGTAACAACGTAAGGTAGGGCAATACCTGTAGGCTCACCGTCTTCTTCATGCTCAAAACCAGGTAAGTCTAGGTCAACATGCATTTCTAAGACCTTATACCGGTCATCCGATGTGGCTCTGAAGCCCATTTTTTCAGCAATTTTCTTCTCGACTTCGTCCAAAACGTTGTCTGGTTCACCCAAATCAACATCTCTATAGAACCCTGCTACCTGTAAACGACGTAAATCGTTCTCAGTCTTACGCATAACATGCGTCACACGCTCAGCTTGCTCTAAATTCATCGCGCCATAAGGCACAACAAGGTCTTCAGCAGGTACAAACACCGAAACCTGACGATCTAAGTGGGGGTCAAAATAGACTTTTTTGAACGCATTACCTGACATACCCAAGCCCCACAGCATACGCTCATGCTCTGGTCTAAACTCAGCCATCTCATCGGTCAACTGATAGTTCATATCATCCTGAACTCGCGTTGCAGCCTCTTTTTTAGCCTGTGTTTCCTTACCAATCACCTGAGTTTTAACCGGACCCGCGGCAGGGAACGTACTCATCATAGACTCTGCTTGGAATTTAACCAATGCTTCACTCAAGAGTGGGTGATACACCCCACAAGCACCCTCCCAAGGTTCTGACCGCTCCTCAATCTTCATCCCTAACAGCTCGATACCATCGACGTATGTTTGCAACCAATCACGCCTTGAGGCAATATCGGCGTCGAAATCGGCTAAAAGGTCATTAGCAATTGATGCTAATACTTGTTCATCTAATTCTTCTGCTAAGTTGGCATTAAAGTCTTCTATACCTTCATTAGGTATCAAATCAAGTTCTAACCCTCCAATTTTTAGCACAACATCATCTGGGTTTTCGATTTCTATCTCTAAATCTGGTTCTAAACTATCAAGTGCTGCCATGCCTTGAGGGGCTTGGTAAAGGGGTTTTTCAATTGCCATGTTATGTAGTTCCTATAGGTGAAAGCTTCACTTAATAATACGTCACTTTACGTCTAAAGTATTGTTCTTCTTCGGGTTCATCACGTTTGGTCCCTACAAACCCACCTTGTCTAAATCTAATCAATGCCATACTAACTGTATCGACAATATCATCGTGCTTTCCTGCGGGGAATGATGCTACATCATCTATCACTTCTTCTGCCCAGCGAGTTTGTGGTGCCCATACATAACCCGAAGCAAAAATATCAGCAACCGAGTTAACCCTAGAAATCTTGTCGTTACCCTTAGTGGGGGTAAATTCTTGCACGGGAATACCCATGCGGCGTAGTTCTTGGATTAGTGATGCGCCTGAAGCCCTTTTTTCGATAATGACCCCATCAGGCTCCCATTCTTTATACGCCTCAAACACCCATTCTTTTAATTCGGGAAACTCCACACGCTTTTTAACGGCATCCAGCAGTATGATATTAGGCTGCATATTGCCATTTTCATCTTCATAGTCGAATACACCCCATACCGTCATAGCACTATAATCAGCATTGTTATGCTTTTCGAAGGCTGTATCCCAAGACATTAGGGTGAACTCAATATTATGAGGGGGGTTATCTCTTGTCCACTCTCGCCACCACTCCCGCTTAATAAGCGCACCTTCTTCTGAGGTAGGCTCTTGTTGGTACTGCGCTTGCCATTTACTGTTCGGAATCTCAGCTTTAACTGCTTCTAGTTCTTCTAACGACCAAAACTCAGGCCATAAGGGCTTACCACTAGGCAATATTGCGGGGAACTGCACAAGACGCCACTGGTCCATCTTGTCGCTCTTCTGTGATGCTTCAAGAATCTGCCCTGTTAAATCGCGGGAGTGCCATCGAGTGTTATGGCTTACTACACCATTAGCTATGAAGTTCTCTGTGCGCTCTATTTCTACATCAAAAACTTCTTCTTCGCCGTCGTAAGTTATAGAAACTATAGGGTCAGTTGTGAAGTCTGAGGTACGCCGCAGCTCGTTCAAGTATGTCTGGTGTTTTGCCATATCCAACTGCGAGATTGCAGTCGTTACATAAGAGCCCTCGTACTTTTCCGGTGTCGTGGCAGTGGTCAATGCATAATTTTCCACCCCAATGCGCTCTAACATTCTTTCCTGGTGGTTGTCCGCATACGTCGCACTTATTCCCTCGCTCAAGTACCATGAGGTCATACTGCTTAGCGGTAATCCCATATCTGTTTTTAATACGCCGGGCTCTATTTTGCTCTGCTGTTGCTTTCTTGGGTGGGAACTGTTTTGAGTAGCAGCTACCGCAGAATCCCCTACTATGCACTGGGTTAGCACACCCATCAGTTGAGCAAGTTTTACCTTTCCATTTCCCATGAAACCCCATTTCTCTGCGTGGGGCATTGGGGTTCTTTCTGTGGTAGCACTCTCGTGACATACATGGTGCGCAAAGACCTGGTTTTGTTTTCGCTCTTGGTGGGCGATTACATCCTTCATTACTACAAGTTCGTGTCCAACCTTCAGGTGTTTTAATCTGGTCCATTCTAATACTCCATCATTCATGACAAGAAACGGATGTCTCTCGTTTGCGCGTACTATTTTACCAGATTGTGTTTGTATTTTGTATATGGTATCAACACCACTTGACTGATGATTCAATACTCTTGATACAGATAGGTGTCCATTATCAAATGTGGCTACATTGTCCCCCAAACATATGTCTTTTAACGGCTTTTCTTTACCATCAGACATGAGGACAGGGGTGTCTCCAGTCATACACATGCAAATTAGTATAGACCCCCCAGGCTGTAACCGTTGTCTAGGACCTGACGTATACCAATCATAGGTCTTATCGTAAATCGCTGGGTTTGTTCTAGCGGCTAACGCCTCGGCTTCTGTGTGAGGATCATCGACGATACACATATCAGCACCACGGCCTGCCAAGGCACCACCGACACCTGTCGCAAAATACTCACCATTCTTGTTAGTGTTCCAACGGCCTGCAGCTTTAGAATCTTGCCTTAACTCAACATCAGGGAATATCTCTCTGTAGCGCTCAGAGCCCACCAAGTTACGCACTTTACGACCAAAACCTTCAGCTAATTCTGATGTATTGGAAACCTGCATAATCTTTTTGTTTGGGAACTTACCAAGCAACCAGGCAGGTAATAGATAAGACGTAAGCTCCGACTTTGTATGTCTTGGGGCTAGGTTAATAATAACGCGTTTTTCTCTACCTGACGCTACATCACAAAACAATTTAGCCATACGACGATGGTGACGTCCATTGATAAACTCAGGCCATATGTACTCTACAAAGGCCATAAAATCATTTTGGGCGCGTTCACGCAATTCCCGCTGCTTCAACTCATCTAATATTTTATTGATAAGCACCCTTTCCGTAGGGGAGGCATAGGCCAGTGCTAGTTTTAGGTCTGCTTCGGACAAATCGTTAAGCATCGGTGAACTCTGCATCAGAGGCATCAATTACATTCGGGGTTGATAGACTTCGTCTAGCAATGTTCTTAATTAGGGTAGAGAGGTCTGACTCTAATTCAACAGTCGATTTCTGATTGATGTTAATTTCAACGCGTTCTGTAAATAACCCTACATCGGAAGACTTAGCCAAGAACTCAAGTGCTTTTAAACTGACCTTAGGGTCTTCACTTTCTGCATGTTCAAACAGCTTATACACTACGTAGTTACGCATCTTGTTGGATGGGTCTGTAAGCACATAGTCATGCTTGGAAAGCATCTTATTTAAGATGATAGCAGCACCTAGGGTGGTGGGTTTTGGTGGGGCATCGGGCGTTGCATGATAAATTTGCATAGCCTCTTTTTTGTCATCTGCCGTAGGTTCAGGCATATCAAATCCCATGCGCTCTAGGAATTCAACAGACGTAGTGAAGCAATCCCTGATATGGGACAACATGTTGGTTATCGCACTAGGTTCATCTAGTGGTGGGTCGAAGGATTCTTCCATACGGGGGTGACCGTGCTTTTTAGTGAATTTTAATATACCAAAATTTTTGGGCTAGGTGAAATAAAAATGACGGGGGGTGTTTCTAGGTTTTGGTCTAAGTGGATACTAGGCAAATTTGATAGGGGGGGGGTGGGGGTATGTTTTTGATTTGATATTTGTTGTCTTATGTAACATCGTTATGTGTGGTTTTGTGTAGTTTTGAAAAATTTAGTATTTGTCGCCTTATATAGTGTGGTTTAGTCTGGTTTTGTGCAGTTTTGAAAAATTTAGTATTTGTTTGAGTAGATTTGAGTAAGGGTATGATCGTACATGAACCGGCCAAATCTAGGGGGTGGGGGGTTCGCCTATACCTTATTAAGAAAAGATAAGCCCTTATACCCTTGATTTTGCTGGTGCTTCCTACATAGTAGACTTAATACTATTTAACACAACAAAACACTTGACATGGCTATTCAACGTGATACAATAAACCATCAATTAAGCAATACCGCTTGATTGACCTGGTAATTTTGCCAATGTTTTAGAGCCGCAAATTGCGGCAAGGTGGAACTATGGATAATTTCCATTACATGTTGGTTACAATCCAAACAAACGATAAATTTGTAAAAGATGCATTTTTTAGATACTACGATTACATCGTAGAAGGTTGCCATTTGGCAAATGGTGTTATGGGAATATGCCCAAGAATAAACGAAAAGGGATATATAACTTTTCGTTTACAGTTAGATAACTGTATATTTAAACAGATGGCAGATAAACATTATCTGTTTATCACCGGACTACTGCGGGAAATGTCCGCACATAGGCACTTATTTACAAGTGAACGTGTAGGCAAAATTTAAATAATTATTAGCCGCAAACGCGGCATGGAGAATCACATGGCTACGCAAAAAGCAACCGCAGTAAAAGCAACCGCAGTAAAAGCAACCGCAGTAAAAGCAACCGCAGTAAAAGCAATCGCAGTAAAATCGACTGCTGCAGCAATCGAACAAACTATCGTTGATAACAATGATAAAAAGATCATCAGCTTACTCAATGAAGTCGGTGCCCAGATTAACATTTTCGCTAAAGCGGGCGATAGCGTGGACACTGTTGATGAAAACATCAACAAACAAAAAGAACAATTAGCGGCTGAAATTGCCGCTATTAAAGCCAAGCATGGCTTGATAATTGACGCTGAAAAGCGGGAAAAAAAGCTGATAAACCAGCTTAAAACCGACACCAAAAAAAGGATAGACAATCTCATTACACCGCTACACGCGGCAAAAGTGACCATAGGTCACAAAGATAAAGGTTGTCCGTATGCGACCGCGCTATGGGAAGCAATGGGCGACTTAGCAGACCAAAGCAAGTCAAACTATTTGAGTATTATCCGCGCTTGCTTAGAATCCGGTGCAAAATTCTCAACGAACCCAAGCCGCGATAAAGCGGCAAAAGTAGTCGCAGACCAAAAAGATTCTAATAAAGGGGTACTTGAGACTCATGCAAAAACCAAAGATAAACCGGTTAAAACCGTGTTCGAACAGGTTTTGCCGGAATTGATAGAACTTTGTGGCGATTTGATAAGCAATCAAGTTTCGCAGGATATTTTAAGCGCGCTTCAAGACGCGCTCGAGTTGGCACATAAATTGCCAACAAAATAATCAGTTTTGTTAAACTGGCAAAGCCAGTTTAACAATTTTTACCTATTAGTTAAACCATAAGGCGGCGGAATGAAAACAAAAACATTTTTTAACGGTGTTTGGTACACCGTAGAGCGCAATCAAGCTGGGGGCGTAGATATGGAACGTGATATAAGCTTAACTGATCTGCTTTTTAGCATAGCTATGCTTGGCATGGGCGCTATGCTTTTAAGTTTCGCGGTAGATTGTGAAACAGCAAGCGCTGGTGTTAAAACTTTCAGCATTATATCTGGTGGCATATTGATGATAATCAGCGCGTTATCACTAGACTAAGGTGTACTATTATGATCCCGAACAATACAGGTATTAAAAAAAGTAAACCCCAAGTAAACCCAGCGTATGCTAAGCATTTTAGAACAATGTTGTTAGCGTTACCACCAAGTTATTTTTTAGAAGCTAATCAAGAGGCACAAAAGGCTATTAAATGGCTAGGTAAATATGCTGATTACTTAGAAAGTGAAGCCTACACGAAAAAAGCCGCAAAACAAAGAGAAGAAACTAATAAAAGTAGGGTTAAAAGAGGATTAAAGCCAATAAAAAACCACGTTTTTAATATCAAGGCTGCTTGATGCAGCCTTTTTTATGCCTGAAATTTAGGTTTTGATAAACTGCGCGCAGTTTATCAATTTTTACCTGTTAATTGAACATCAAGAGCCCGCTTAAAGCGGGCTTTTTTATGCCTTGCGCTTTTGTTTTCCTAGTTTTGTAAATTCTGCGATTTGAGCCGCGTTAATTTCAACCATATAGGGTAGCTTAGGTTTTAGGCTTTTTGTGGCGTGGTGGGCTTCAGATTGGCTTAAATGGTTATTTGCGTGGTATGTTTAGGCATAGCGGTACAGGTTAGGTGTGTCAAGAACGATTGAAACCCGTTCCTCTAAAGGGATTGGCGCGGGTCAAAATTTCCGAAAAGTTACTACGTAGGAACCAAAAGTGGATTCTACTTTTTCGCTACCAAACTGTGCCATCGCGAGTTGGGATAATAATCGGTAGGGGCAATTTTCATTAAAGGCATTGGCGGGTCTCAGGCAATCAGGGGTTTTTGGTTGTTTATTATTATTATTATTCTAACTTTAGATAGATATATATATATAAAATAATAGCCCCCCCGGGAAATTTCGGTTTTTTGCCTATCTCTCTCTCTCTCTCTCTCTCTCTCTCTCTCATATATGTATTTTTATTTTTCGCATTTCCATCTAAAGTTAGAATCAAAAAATAACATTTTTGCTAATACAAGCTCAGTTTCATGCCCATCTAAATGCTTTTAATAACAATTACACTTGCTGATTATTATTCCCTATTTTTTTTTTTGTCGGGATTCTAGACATACTTTTAACCCAATTCACCCTCATAATAAGCACTATTTAGTCTATTTAGGGCTATTTCACCCTAGAAAAATCCAATGCATTTACCTTCACAGATGCCGCTACATGCACCCTCCAGCCCTATTCACCAAAACTCACATTATGCCTATTTCAATCCCGACTCACAAATATTAGATTTTCCTAATATATTCATTTTTGGCTTCGCACCAAAATTCGATTCTACAATTCCCATACCAATCACATTAGTACCAAACCTGCATCCCGCTATTGACCATACCAATCTAGTTTAGTATCATAACTACGAACCCACAATTTCAATCCCAACTACTAAAAAAAGAGGCTATTTTGGCTAAGAAAATTAAAAATAAACCCACTCAAACCACCCTGCAAGAACGCTATAAATACGTCCATGCCCCCCATCAATTTGCAGGAAACCTTGTGCCTATAGAGATACATCACGATGACATTACGAACTATATAAAGCGTTATGCCAAAACCAAGACCTTAAAAGGTCGTCCCCATTTGCTGTTAAGCGGGCGTCATTACCCCGTTGCATCATTAGTATGGCTATATCACCACGGCATTTACCCCGATTACTACGTAGGAACCAAGAACAACGACCCGAACGACACTAGGATCGAAAACCTAGTGCTGACCAACAATGCAAGAGCCTGCAACACCGAATCAGGTACACCAGGAATCACACTATGCAAATCAGGCAAATACCAAGACTACTACCGTGTGCAGGTGCTACGCACTACCTATGATGAAGTGCCTCTTGATGGTGTTAAGTCCAAAGGCTGGACAACTAGACCCACTAAGATCATTACGAAGCGCGAACGTATCCATATAGGCTATTTTTTGCAGGAAGATTTGCCTCGTGCCTTACTCGCCCACAAACGTGCATCGGTAGAGCTGCAAGGAGCGCAGGGTCAGCACTTAATTGACCTCAGGGTTAATAAACTTGCCTCACAGTTGCTTGATGAGCGGTATTTGGGCTTTGTGGATCACCTGTTGCTCCTACTAAATAAAGGTCAGATACCACCTAAAGACCTCGGTGCATACTACGCCATGTTTAACGACCAGCTCTATGGCTATGCGATCACGCGCAACCCAGATGGAAGCTATGAAGCACTAGACCACGCTCAGCGTATGGCAGCAACCCCGTATTAAAGCGGTTAACCCCGCCTCCTACGTAGGAGACATAACTGGAGAATCATCATGCATATATCAGCATTAACCATTAACACTCATACTAGGTCTAGGTCTAGGTCTGGGTCTAGGTCTGGGTCTTATTAAGTAGTGTTAAGTCCTTTTAACGCTTGACAAACCCTCCAGAAGGGTGTATAATGACCCTAACAATTTGAGTAACACCTCACTCTCTTGGGGTTGATAACCAGGTTACTACGTAGTAACCACAAATCGGAGAAAAACATGAAAAGCTTTGTTGTTGCGCACAATAATCACGGATTTGCCTATGTCCGTGAAGTTATAGAGAATCCAACTGATTGTGAGTTGGGGATTTTCAGCACAGAAGTTGAAGCTTTACGCTTCATAGAAACAGTAGACCCTGAGATAGAAGCTGAGATAGAAGCTGAGATAGAAGCTGAGATAGAAGCTGATTAAAAAATAACTAGGTTACTACGTAGGAGACATTATGCACATAGCAGCATTAACCACTAACCCTCAGGTTAGGTCTGGGTCTTGGTCTAGGTCTAGATCTTTTCCTTGGTCTTGGTCTAGTTCTAGTTCTAGATTTTGGTATGGGTCTTGGTCTGGATCTGGGTCTGGGTCTGGATCTAGGTCTAGGTCTAGGTCTTGGTCTTGGTCCAAGTTTTGGTCTTGGTCTAGGTAGTCAGGTTCCTACATAGGAGACATTATGCACATATCATCATTAACCACTAACGCTCAGACTAGGTCTTGGTCTTGGTCTTGGTCTAGGTCTTGGTCTAGGTCTGGGATTTGGTATAGACTTAGGTCTTATTAAATAGCGTTACCGCTTGACAAACACCTTTGACTAGCGTATAATAGTCACATCATTTAGAGTCATGGGCTTAACCCATGCATTAACCGCCCATCTGGGCATTTAACCTCGCCTCCTACGTAGGAGGCACAATCGGAGAAATATCATGTTTGAAACAACTCAATCTGCCTACCAAGTTGGCGCTCAGCTTTTAATCCGTACTGCTACGGTCTATCTAACAGGTCGCATAGTAGCCGTATTTCCTCACGAGCTCGTGATTGAAGATGCCTGCTGGATACCTGATACAGGTCGTTTTAGTAATGCCTTAAAATCATGCGACTTCAACGAAGTCGAGCCGTTCCACAATCCTGTGATCGTTAATCGTGGTGGCATCATTGATGCCACCTATATTGATACTTTGCCTACTACTCAGAAATAACACAAACGCCCCGCTTCGGCGGGGTTACTACGTAGGAGCCACTATGCATATATCAGCATTAACCACTAATGCTCAGGCTAGGTCTAGGTCTTGGACTAGGTCTTCGGCTAGGTTTGGGTCTTGGACTAGGTCTTGGACTAGGTCTAGGTCTTGGTTTAGGCCTTGGTCTAGGTCTTGGTCTGGGTTTTGGTCTAGGTCTGGGTATGTGCCTAGGTCTAGGTCTATGTCTGGGTCTCGGTCTTATTAGGAGCCATCATGCATATAAGCACATTAAGTAATAATAACCCCACATCTAGGTCTGGGTCTTGGTCTTATTAGGAGCCACTATGCACGTATCAGCATTAACCACTAATGCTCAGGCTAGGTCTAGGTCTGGGTCTAGGTCTGGGTTTAGGTATCGACCTAGGTCTGGGTTTAGGTCTTGGTCTAGGTCTGGGGCTAGGTCTGGGTCTGGGTCTGGGTCTGGGTCTGGGTCTAGGTCTGGGTATTGGTCTAGGTCTTGGTAGTCAGGTTCCTACATAGGAAATAATTATGCATATATCAGCATTAACCACTAATGCTCAGACTAGGTCTTGGTCTTGGTCTTGGTCTGGGTCTTGGTCTAGTTCTAGGTCTAGGTCTGGGTATTGGTTTTGATTTTAGTAATAACTTGGTTACTACGTAGTAACCACAAATCGGAGAAATCACATGTTAAAACAAAAATTATTAAACACAACCGACGCTAACATCGTTGGCACTTTGGCTTATTGGGCGCAACACCACGTAGGCTTGAACGAACACGACATCGACAGATTGATTGCTTCGTACGGTGAGGCGTATATCCTGCAAGGATACAACCGATATTCAAGCAAAGCATGGCGTAAATCCCTGCGTAATCCCCTGACAGCAACCATAGTTAATGGCGTATGGTATCGGTACAATCACCCTAAAACTACAACTAACCCCATAACCAACTGGGAATATCTAGCAGATATACGCACAGCACAGCGCATACGTTCCGGAGATTATCAAGCGTTGCCATTAGACTTCCCTAATGTGCCAAGAACAGGTGCTCATGTAAGCACTAACGACCCTCATCTGATTGCGTACTACCCAACAGAGCGCCATATTCTGACCGATAAGGCGCAGCAAATAAAACCTGGTCGCTTCCTACGTAGGTACTTCCCAGAAAAGTCTGATGACTGGGTACGCGAAAAGTCTGCCATCATGGCACCATCAGAACTCAGGTTCTATACCAACTGGGAGGATATGTTCGATGTGTACAGAGAGTTATCCGATTCAGGGGTTGTTAGATCTTGCATGTCTGAAGACAACTGGGGTGGTGTTGTGCATCCTCTCATGGTCTATCATGACTCAGATATAGCGTTAGCGGCGCTGTATGTGCAGGGTAAGCCAGTTGCCCGTGCCTTGTATAACAAAAACAACAATCACTATCCGATGATTTATGGTCAATGGGAAAAGATGAAAGTTGCGTTAGATAACGCAGGGTTTGTGCATGGCTCGCTATGTGGTGCCAAGATACGCAAGATTGCGTTCAATCAACCGACCAATAACCGCGATGAGGTAAACCTCTATGATAACCATACCCACGACGACGAATTATTGATGCCATACATAGACTATAAGCGGGCGTTAGACCGTAGCGAGACTCGCTGTACATCTGTTGATGTCTATGATTCCTACGTAGTAATCAACCACAATGGTGATTATGAAGCTAACCGATATGAGGAAGGTTATATTGACCTGTCTGGTGGCGAGGATCGTCGGTGCTGTGAACTATGTGGTGATCGGTATGATGCCGACGACGGCTATTGGCTAGACAGAGAAGAAATGGAAATATGCCCAAGCTGTTATCGAAGTTCAGATATTGTATCTGTGAACGGTGGTCCACGTAGGGGTGATATTACTTGCACTTATGAATACGCTGCACGTTACTATATCTATATCGACTGTGCTGAGCGGTGGTATATCGACAGCGAAGCTGCGTATGAGGCGGGCTATGCCTTCTGTGACTGGGACAACGAGTGGTATCCGGAAGATGACCTCGTGTATATCGAGGACAACGACACCTATTACCCCATCAGCGAGGAAGGGTCTGAGTTTTTCTTAGACTCAGAAACACTGCAATACATAAGTGCCGATGAACACGAACGTCGTCAGGCAGAAGAAGAACAAGAACAAGCGGAGGCTACACCATGCAACTAAACCCACAACTACGTCTTATATTAGAGACCAAACGACCTACAAATAACCCACAACAGAACCTCGCAGTCATCACCGGTCTGCTCAAGCAACAGGGTGCTTCCTACGTAGTAGACGCATTCAACAATGTCACAGTAGACCTAGGCGGTGTGACGTGCTTCACGTCCCACACCGATACCGTAGATAACAAGCTAGGTACTAACACCCTCAACATAGATACTAAAGGTATCATCACGGTAAAGGGCGGTGGTGTTCTAGGTGCTGACTGTGGGTCAGGTATGTACATTATGCTCCGCATGATTGCGGCTCAGGTTCAAGGTCTCTATGTGTTCTTTGCAACCGAAGAAATGGGGCGTATCGGTTCATCTGCCTATACCATGCCAGACCATATTAAGCACTGCGTATCATTCGACCGCAAGAGTACAGACAATCTGATTACTCACCAGATGGGTGAGCAAGGCTGTAGCGATGCATTCGCTGATGCATTCATAGCGGCATTTGACCTGCCATATAAGAAAGACCCAACAGGTTCGTTCACAGATAGTTATTCGTTCTTTGGTAAGGTGTCTGAGTGCATCAACCTCAGCGTCGGGTATTACGACCAGCATAGTAAGAATGAGCGCCAAGACCTGCCGTTCCTAGAGAAGTTAGTCGATGCCTGCATAGTGATGGACTGGGCGGCACTACCTGCCGAGCGTGACCCTACAGCTGACCCTATCTATGAAGATGACGATTGGGGTGTTAAGCATTACAACAAAGCAAACTTGGCGTACTCACCCTCATGGCGTAACGATGCCTATGAGATAGAAGACTTCGTGTATGAAAACCCGTGGATAGTTGCTGAGTTACTACAAGAATACGGCATCACCCGTGCCGACTTAGACGCTTACAAAGCAGAATATGATTACTACGTAGGAGATGATGATGATGATGATCCCGCCGATACTAAATAGTACCGCTCGATTTATATCTAAGGCTCGAGCTAATTCTGGATATTACACTTGTTCTGCGGCTGATTTCACAACATTATCTCAGTCTCGAGCGGGAGCGGGAGTCAGTAGTAAAAATTATTACTTCTCTTGGGTGTGGTCTCAACGTGGTCAAAGATATAGGTCTTATAGTGGTTTAGTGCGTAATAACTAAGGAGATAGATATGATGAAAATACAACAAATTTTAGATAACGAAGCCAAAGCTAGAAGCGAGGCTATTAACCGCTTGGTTGACGAGGTTAAGTCGTTGCGTAGCGAGCTGTGGGTACTGCGTATTACCGCAGGTGTGGCGTTCACTGCGCTGATTGTTTCAACATTTGTTAAGGGGTATTGCTGATGAGCAGCTCAGTTCA